GGCAATCCAGCCGCTTACGCGGCATTATCTCACTAGCTCACGCTAGTAAGAACTCCACCTTCGTTTGATTTTCGTCGACGAAGGAAGAACGACGTGCGTCGGATCCTCGAGGCCCGGAGATGTTAAATCTCGGAGCAATCGGGGCCAGCCACTGACTTGGCTATCCTGTTTCCCGCTTTGTAGGCGGTTAACAAGAACTTCGTCACGCTGGAGTTGGGAGTTCCACCTCATCTTGACACGGCCCCTATTAAGGGCCCTAGCCTTCGACAAAGTTGAAACAACTTTGCAAGGAAAAGGTGAGTTTTGTACGCCGTACGGAATGTTACCGTACAACGACTCGACTTTTTTCCAGGTAAAAGCAGCGCAAGCTGTATAGCCTCTATCGCCCATTGACTGGGCAAAGGAGCACCACGCAGCGTACGTCCCTCCGGTACGCTTTTCGACCCAGGGCTTCTTCAGTCGACACGGGGTGACCTGGACGCCTTTGAAAGCATCCATGCCACATGACTCTCTGAAGTTACCCGTAACACAGGACTTTGATTGGTTAACTTTTAATCTAACCAATTCTAGGGCCTGCGTCACGATCGGAGCCCAATCTACAGGGACTATGATATCATCCCCGTAGACGTAGATCCGACCCCCGACTTCCTGACGTTGCAGCCGCAAGCGGCGCATGACAGCAGCCACTGCTATCGCCCAAAAGCAAAGGGCCTCCACTGGAAAGCATAAAGCTGATCCCATTGGTGCAAACTTGCTCAGGGTCAATATTCTCCCATCCGGGAGCCTGGTGGCCGTCGTTCGCGTAGCCAACAAACATCGCAAGGTGTCTTCGTTATTAGCGAATAGCCTAGAAACGAGGTCAACCGACACGCGATCAGAAGCGTCCTTGAGATCAAGGGTAGCGAACTCTCCACTCAATGAAGAGGAAAGAGCTAACTGTCTATTGATCTCTTGGTCCCGGAAGTTGATTTGACCCCCTGTAATCCGAGAGGATTCAAGATGATCAACCAACTTTCGACCAAGTCCCTGCTGGATCCACTGGTATTCCAATGGCTCGCAGCTTATAAGCCTTGGGCCTCTCGAATCTTTTGGAACCAATACCACCTTAGCAACACCTGTTTCCAGGCGTTCCAAAGAGCGATACCAGCCCAAACGATCCATCAGTTCATTCCCCCAGCCGGCGAGGTAATACTCGTAGTAGGGGTAGACCCGGTGTATACCACGATAGAGGCGGGAGAAGTCCCACTTTTCTTCGAGGCGTTCACCGGTCGCAACGGCTCCTGGACCATGTCTCGGAGTAATTTCCATGGGTTTAAAGCCATAGAGTACCTCCCTGACGACGTAAGAAGCTGCAGCCGTGAGGCCACTGCTTTCAACATCACTTCCAATTTCAAGTTCCAACTCGGTCTGAACGAAGTTAGCGATCACTCGCTGCTCCGCTTTTTCCGAATATGGCAACTCGAGCTTGTAAGACATGAAGAGCAACTGACGGAGATGCTTTACAGCGTCTGGGTCAGCCGCTTCCAAGAGAGTACCATCCACGTCAAAAATGCGTCGAAAGTACGCCTGCAGGAATGCAGGTATACCAGTACACTTGTGAGCTCTTACGAACTCACGTGGCACTTGGAGACGCAATTCTACCAGTCCAAGATCCAAGGCTTTTCCCAGTAATGGGAGAGTTTTGGTAAGGAAAGATAGACCCTCTTTATGGAATCGATCGCACAATGTGCGCCGGTCCCTATCGAGGTCCTTCCGTGAAGTAGCATCAAGCGGGTCTTGGTCGAGAACCGACAAGGCTAAGTCGAGGTATACCTCGCTGTGGCTGTTCGGGATACCCATTAGGGTTGTCCTCCTCAGTCACCTGCTTTGGCGTTCCCCCATAACCACTCAGCTTAGCTTTCGCCTCGCAAAATGGCCGTTGCATTGGTGGTTCCGGTAAAACCGGAGTCACTGAAGCCACCATCAGCACAGAGGTCAACGATCGCTGCAAAGAGATCGAAGATATCTGCGTTGGAGATTGTGGTAGACCGCGGTTGGGTAAACGTCAAATTGACAATTCCTTTACGCGGAATACCAGCGGAATCCAGCTTCGTCGAACTGACGGAGACAAGATGCCGATCAACAGTGTTAGCGCCCGTTCCCGAGGTCGTGTGCTTGATTTCCAAGACACGCGGCTCCGAGGGGGTACTAGCAGTGTCGATGCGACGCGCGCCATCTGGCAGGTAAGCCTGCAGATTGTAAGCGACAGCATCGCCACTCGCATCGTCGAGGGTTAGATTTGCTGTTAGCATGGTGAAATTCTCCTTGTATATAGCGAGACCTTTCGGTCGTAAATCGACAAGAGGACAAGCTCTACTTGGAGCCCATCATTGCCAGTAGCAGCACCAGCTGATTTGGGGTTAAGGTCGACGGGGTGAAAACAGTCAGGTCGACCGGAAGACCAACAAGTCTCTCGTACCACTTAAGATCGAGAAATCCAAGGTAGCATTCTTGGTTAGAGATGCCCCCAAGGAGATTTTGATTCACCTGGGTTACGGATATGCGTGCAGACCAGACGACTGTGGATGAGATGTTAAAAACATCCCACGTTTCAGCCGGCTGAACTGTCGCAAGCCGATCCAGGTGCGCTGAGACATCAACAAACCAATCGACCACAAAGGACAGACGTGTAGTCTGCCAGATGGCCTTGAGCGGGTTGTTTAGTCCCAGCGAAATAGTGATAGCCCTTATCCAACCAATCACGTCATCGATATGCTCCAGTGTTTGAAGCAATGAAGCTCCAGCCACAAAGTCACATCGATAACTGAGTAGGTCGTATCGCAATCCAAATCCCCGTACAAGCTCTACCAAAGAAGACCAACTGCTCAAAGTATGAGCATTGGGTTCCCGATGATATAGCTTTGTGGGCTTCCCGTAGGTCCGTTTAAGGAACTCCATTCTTTCACGTATGGAGGCTACGAGATTGGACAGGGTATTCAAGTCGGAGAGTAGGTTATCCCAACCAAACTTCTTCGTCAAATACCCACCTGCGATAGTCTGAGTAATAGACCTACCTATCTGAGGGAGTAACTCCTTCAGTTGGGTAAGACCCTGCACGAATTCAGCAGAGCTGATTTTCGGAGGGAACCTCTCGGCAAAGCTAGTAAAAGCTCGACCGGAGGCCTGTACTCGGACAGAGTGAGGGACAGACAAAACGGCATTTCCGAACAGATCACCATTAAAAGGTAATCCGGGGAGAAGACCATCAGTAAACCGAACAACTAAACCGTTGTCGGCCACAAATGGCTGCATGGGTAGACCTACATACCTCGCAGTCTGATGAAGAACCGGTTTGACGCGTTGCGTCTTGGAAGTTCCAACCACATCAGCGATGTAGCTGTAATTCCCAAGGGAAAACCAGTCTCCAGCGCTGCGAATGGTTGCAAATCCATCACCTTGCCATCGATACGTGCAAGAACGAGGACCGGAGTCCCCGTTCTGACGCGTTCGAAGTCTCGGAAATGTCATCTA